TAAACTGAAAATATATTCTAAGAGTAATAAACCAGCTCAGATGGCTGTTTGTGAGATTATTAAAAAGATTGATTTAGAAGATAGTGAAGTTAAGGGAGTTTGGGAAACTAATGGAAGTTGGACTGGCACTGTAAATAAATATACAAAGAGTGTAATAGATAAGGTCAGAAATTGGATAGAGGAAAATAATAGACCTGCTAAGATACAAGGTGAGAAGAAGAATTTCCATGTTGTATATAAGGAGGCAATGTAATGGGAGATAATTTACTAAATAATGTATGTAATGATGAAAAAGAATATCTTATTTCTTACCTAAAAACTCTAAGACAAAAAGATGAACATGATTTTTATGTTTTCAAACAAATAGTAGATAAATATTGTAAACAAGCAAAGTATAAATAAGAAATTAATTATATAAATTAAAAACACTTACTTAGGTAGGTGTTTTTTTATTGAAAGGAAGTGATTATAATGTAAAAATTTTACTAATATAGTATAATAATCTTATAAAATTATGTAGGGGGTAATATTATGGGGTTATTTAGAAAATCAAAAGAACCATGCTGTATATGTGGAAAAGAAAAGACAGACCAAAAAATAAAGGATGGTGCTGTTTGTATAGAATGTCTAATGGATTATATGGAGTATAAAGACAAACAATTTACTTTTAAAGATGGATTACCTACAAAATCTGAAATTCAAATCGTTCTAGATTCTAAGAAACAGAATGATTTTTTAGTTGAAAAATTTAATGTAACTAAGGAAATTAACAGTTTTATAAAGTTTGATGAAACTAATAAACTCATATATATAGAGACTAAAAGAAAAAATGGGAAAATAAAGAAAAATGTTTATAGTTTTGAAAATATAACAGGCTTTGAATTGTTAGAAGACGGAGAGACTATAACAAAAGGCGGTCTTGGGAGTGCTATAGCAGGAGGCGTTTTATTTGGTGGTACAGGAGCTATTGTTGGTAGCATTGTAGGTAAGAAAAAGACAAAAAAGATAATCGAAAATTTACAAATAAAGCTTACATTAAAAACTATTTCAGAGCCTGTGGCATATATAAATTTAATTAATGTAAAAACAAAGACAAATTCTATTGGATATGAAAGAGCGTATGCAGAAGCGCAAGAGATTTTATCTATTTTAGCTATAATTTTAAAAGATATAGAAAAGAAAAGAGAAGAAATTAATAATAATAACTCTAATGCAGATGAAATATTAAAATATAAGAATTTATTAGACTTAGGAGCAATAACAGAAGAAGAATTTAATACTAAGAAAAAAGAATTATTAAATTTATAATAACTAGACACTTACAAAAGTAAGTGTTTTTTTATGGAAATTTATGAAAGGAGAGTGATAAAATGGCAACAATACAAACATCTATTCGAATTTTCGATGGAATGACACCTGCTTTTAGACACATGACTAATGCTATGAATATTGTATTAAGTTCATTCGAGCAATTACAAAGAACATCTAGCAATGCTATAGATGCTAATAGTATTAGAACAGCTAGAGAAGAACTAGCACGTGCAGAAGCTGGGTTTGATAGATTAGAACAACAAATAAGAGAAGCTGATGGGCAACAGCGAAGACTTAATGAGGATATAAATAAGGGTGCAAGTTCTACAGATAGATTAGTTGGAAGTGCAAAGAAGTTAGCAGCAACTTATTTAGGTATAAGAACATTAGGAGGTCTAGGAAATTTAAGCGACCAGATGACAAGTACTAATGCGAGACTGAGTATGATTAACGATGGGCAACAATCGGATGGCGGACTTAACAAAATGATATTTCAATCAGCTGAAAGGTCAAGAGCATCTTATTTAGATACTGCAAAAATAGTTTCGCGTGTAGGTATGAATGCAGGTAAAGCATTTAGCAGTACAAAAGAAATTGTAGGTTTTGCAGAGCAATTAAACAAAAAATTCGTAATAGCAGGTGCAAGTACTGAGGAAATGAATTCGGCATTGTTACAACTAACACAAGGATTAGGAAGTGGTGTGCTTAGAGGTGAGGAACTAAATGCTGTATTTGAGTCAGCACCTAACATTATCCAATCGATTGCCGATTATTTAGACGTGGATATAGGAAAAATAAGGAGCATGGCAAGTGAAGGAATGTTAACAGCAGACATTGTAAAAAACTCATTACTTTCAGCAGCAGAGCAGACCAACGCAGAATTTGAGAAGATGCCTTATACATTAGGTCAAATCTTTACTAGTGTAAAAAATAATGCAGTTATGATATTTGGAGCTATACAGAAGAAAATTGAGGATACAGTTTCAAGCAAGGGATTTAGAACTTTCATAACTGATGTTAAAGACTCATTATACGTACTTGGAGCAGTTGGTTTTAATGTATTTAGTGGATTTATTAATTTACTGAGTAGTCCAGCTTTTCAGAATTTTTTTAATGTGATGATTGTTGGAAGTAGTTTAGTTGTACAAGGGCTAGGTTGGATAATAACACAAGCACTTAATGTAGCTAATGTATTTGCACAGAATTGGTCAATCATTGCTCCTGTGATTTGGGGAATCATTGCAGTAATAGCTATTTATAAAATAACTATTATTTCTCTCTTGGCAATACAAACACTGCATACAACATTAACCCTAGCACAAAGCTTTGCAACAGCTTTATTGAATGGTGAATTAATGGCAGAAACTAGATTTTTGTTACTTAATAAATTAGAAACGCTAGGTTTAAGTCAAGCAAATGCTTTATTGTGTGTAAGTATTTTAAAAGTTGTTGCTGTAATGGCTCTAGTAATAGCAGCAATATTTGTAGGAGTAGCAATATTCAATCATTTTGCAGGAACAAGCATTTCTGCAACTGGAGTAGTTGTAGGAGCTTTTTATTTTCTAGGAACTTGTATATATGATGTCTTTGCAGGTGCATGGAATATTGTAATGGCATTTGCAGAGTTCTTTGTTAATTCGTTTAATATTGTTATCTATAATGTACAGATGTTATTTTATAAATTCCAAAACTTTGTAATAAATGCCATGGGAGATGTAGGAGGAAGTTTTGACAATTGTGCTACAGCTTTAGCAAATGCTTTTGTAAGTGCAGTAAACATAGCAATAAAAGGTATAAATGGAGTTATAAAAGCGTTAAACTTAATTCCAGGTATAAATATAAAAACTATAGGAAGCTTAGATAAAGTAGATTCTTTTGTAAAACAATATAAAGATTACCAAAAGACTCTAAAAGAACCTGTAAAGCCACAAGACTGGAAAGCACCATATATGGACATTAAAAACCCATTTGACTCTTACAAAAAAGGATATGAAGTGGGTCAAAATTTAGAAAACAAATTAAAAGACACTTTTGATATTAGTAAAATAGCAGAAGATGCAAAGAAAAAATTAGGTCTTGATGATTTATGGGACAAAAAATATGGACTTGGTGACGGACTCGGTTCGGCAGGGCTTAATTCTCCGCTCAGCGATGCAGCAAAAGGAGCAAAAGACACGGCAGGAAACACTGCAAAGATGGCTAAAACAATGGATAAAAGTCAAGAAGACCTTAAATATCTTAGAGACATAGCAGAACAGGAGGTAATAAACCGATTTACAGGGGTAAATATAAAAATTGATATGAACAATACAAATAACATAAGCAAAGATGCAGATGTGGATGGTATAGTCAATGTTCTAACTGAAAAATTAAATGATGCTATGGTTGTATCAGCTGAGGGAATAGTTTAGAAAGGAGAGTGAGAAAATGGCTTATGACTTTTATTTAGATGGAGTACAATTACCAATACCTCCGCCAAAGTTAGAGATTAAAGTTACAAATAAAAACAAGACAGTAGACCTAATAAACACTGGAGAAGTAAATATATTAAAAAAAGAAGGATTATCTGAAATAAGTTTTGAAGCAGAATTTACACATAATAAATTACCTTTTTGTAGAGGTCAATTTAGAGATGTTCAATTCTTTTTAAGTAAACTAGAATTACTAAAGACAGATTGTAAGCCATTTCAATTTATTGTATCTCGTGAGTTAGGTAACAAGGTCTTATTTAACACTAATATGAAAGTGTCATTAGAAGAATATAACATAGTAGAAGATGCAGAAAATGGCTCAGATGTTAAAGTAATAATAAAGTTAAAACAATATAGAGATTACTCAACTAAAAAGTTAGTTCTTGCCCCTCCTAAAAATGAGACTGGTAGACCTAATGTAAAGATAGAGCCAAAACGAGTTGATTCAGTCAATGCCCCAAGTGGTAAAACATACACAGTCAAGGCAGGAGATTCTCTTTGGTCAATCTGCCAGAAGCAACTTGGTAATGGTTCATTATATAAGAAGGTATATGAGTTAAATAAAACAATGATGGATAAAGCTAACAAGGGTAAAAAAGTACCTAAATACACAATTTACAAAGGGCAGGTGTTAAAACTTGGCTGATGAATTAGTTCTGGCAAATGATAGGGATGTAAGGCTAGTTATTGCACATTGGGAAGATTTCTACGAACCAGTTGTCCTTGATGGGATAACGTGGGAGATTGAAAGACGAGGTACACCAAGTAAGCTTGAATTTACAATAGTTATGGATGATATATTACAATTTTGTGAAGGTAACTCTGTAAGGCTGTATTATAAAGGAATAGGCATATTTTATGGATATATATTTCAAAAGAAAAGAGATAAAGAAAATCACATTAAAATTGTTGCTTACGACCAGCTAAGATATTTTAAGAATAAAGATACTTATGTGTATAGCAATAAAACAGCAAGTGAACTTGTAAAAATGTTGGCTAAAGATTTTAATTTAAAATACAATGTCATAGAAGATACTAAGTATAAACTATCTAGAGTCGAAGAAAATAAAACACTCTTTGACATGATACTAACAGCACTAGATGATACTCTAAGAGAGAAAAAAGAAATGTATACCTTGTATGATGATTTTGGAAGAATAACATTAAAGAATGTTGCATCAATGAAACTGGATACTGTCATGAACAATGATGTCATAGAGGACTTTGATTATAATTCAAGTATAGATAGTGATACTTATACAAAAATCAAACTTGTAAGAGACAACGAGGAGTCAGGAAAAAGAGATGTGTATATTGCTCAAGACTCTACACATATGAGGAGTTGGGGAATACTTCAAATGTTTGAGACAGTTGATAAAAATATGAATGAAGCAGAGATAAAACAAAAGTGTGATATACTTCTAAAACTATATAATAAGAAAACTAAGTCATTAAGTTTAAAAAATGCACTTGGAGATATTAGAGTGAGAGCAGGTTGTTTAGTACCTGTTTTTTTAAATCTAGGAGATATTGAATTGCAAAATTATATGTTAGTTGAGAAAGTAAAACATACATTTGAGAATAATTCGCACTTTATGGATTTGACTCTTGTTGATGGAGATGAATTTGCTTCTTATTCTTCAAGCTCATATAGTAGTGGAAATACTAACAATAAGGATGAAAAGAAAAATGGTCCTGCACAAAGTACTACGAAAAAAAATACAGGTAAAAAAGTTCCTGCTATATTTACTGCATATTATCCAGGAAACAATGCAATGGAAGGTGGAAAAACAGATTGCAATGGAAAGCCACTTGATGTAAAATCAAGAACTGTTGCTGGTCCAATGAATCGAGAAGGAGTTAAGAAAACTTGGTATACTGATGATTTTCTAAAGAAACATCCAGTTTTTGAATATGGAGATAAAGTAAAAATTATACTTCCTGGTACTGCCTATGACAACAAAGTATATACAGTTAAAGATAATGGAGGAAGAATATATGTTGAAACAAACGGAACATATCATATAGATATACTATTAGCTAATGCTAGTGAATGTAAAAAATTTGGTAGAAAGAATGGCTATATAATTATAGGTGGAGATGAAGAACAAACATATCAAGTTGAAGGTAATAACCAAAGTAGTACAAATAATAACTCTAAAGAAGATAAATTAATTAGTATAGCAAAAAGTAAACTGGGTTGTAATTATGTGTATGGAGCAGAAGGTCCTAATAATTTTGATTGCAGTGGGTTTACTCAATGGTGTTATAAACAAATAGGTATAAAAATTCCTCGTACTGCTTCTGCACAAAGTAAAGCAGGAAAAGCAGTAGATTTAAAAGATAGAAGCAAGTGGAAAGCAGGAGACTTATTATGTAGAATTGGTGGAGGAAGTAGTAATCATGTTGTAATGTACATTGGAAACAATCAAATAATTCATTCACCACAAACAGGAGATGTGGTAAAAATAGAGTCTGTTAATTCTTATAGAAAAGGAAAAGCATACACACATGTGAGAAGATTTATATAAGTGAGGTGGCAATATGAGCCAAGATTTATTACAGATAATAAAAAAAGCTGCAATGGATGCAGTAGAAACAAGCAACCCAATTAGGGTTGTATTTGGAACAATAGAAAGTATTAGTCCTCTAAGAGTTAAGATAGAACAAAAACTATCTATTGGTGAAATTTTTCTAATACAAACAGATACATTTAAAAGATATACAGATAAAAAAATAGGAGATAAAGTAGTCTTAATTCGTATGCAAGGAGGACAACAATATTTAGTATTGGATAGGATGTGATGAAGTGTTACCAAGCGATAATTTAGATTATGACATTGAAGATGTATCAATAATTAATTTTGATGTAAGGCAAGAACCAAGTAAGACCTTTAAATTAAATATAGAAAAATCTAAGATAGATGGTATTTGTGATGATGTTGAAGCATTAAAACAAACCATCTTTTTAATTTTAAACACAGAGAGATACCAACATCTAATATATAGTTGGAATTATGGAGTCGAGTTGAACGACCTTATTGGAGAGCCTATATCCTTTGTAATCCCCGAACTTGAAAGACGAATCAAAGAAGCACTAATTCAAGATGATAGGGTTGAAAATGTAGATAATTTTGAGTTTCAAAATATAAAGGGTAAAGTACAATGTAGATTTTCAGTTCATACAAAATATGGAAATATAAAAGCAGAGAAGGTGGTGAGTGTATAATTGTTTGAGTTAATGACATTTGAAAATATGATTAAAAGAATGTTAGATAGTGTACCAGATACTTTTGATAAAAGAGAAGGTTCTATAATATATAATGCCTTGGCACCAGTTGCTATAGAACTTACAGAAACCTACATTGCCATGGATGAATTACTAGACCAAACTTTTGTAGATACTGCTAGTTATTATTATTTAGAGAAGAGATGTAAAGAAAGGGGAATAACACCACTTGAAGCCACTCATACGATTGCTAAAGGCGTTTTCAATATAGATATTCCACTTGATTCTAGGTTTAATCTAGGAGAATACAATTATATTGCAATTGAGAGAATATCTGAAAAAACATATAAAATGAAATGTGAAACTGCTGGACCTATATTTGAGTTAGGAAAACTAATACCTATTGAATATATAGATGGTCTTGAAACTGCTGAACTAACTGAAATCTTGATAAATGGAGAGGATGAAGAGTCAGAAGATAGTTTAAGACAAAGATATTATGATAGCCTAAATTCACAGAGTTTTGGCGGGAATATACAAAACTATAGGGATGAAGTTAACAAAATACAAGATGTTGGAGGAGTTAAGGTTTATCCTGTTTGGAATGGTGGAGGAACTGTTAAGTTAGTAATAATTAACTCTAATTTCAAAGTACCATCTGATGATTTAGTTAATTTAGTTCAAGAAGAAATTGACCCTATACAAAATCAAGGAGAAGGTCTTGGATTAGCACCAATTGGGCACCGAGTCACAGTTGAAGGAGTTACAAGTACAACTATAAATATATCAGCAGAAATAACATATAAGAGTGGATATACATGGGAGAATATAAAAACAATTGCAGAAGAAGCAATAAACGACTATTTAAATGAGTTAAATATGAGTTGGGAAGATGAAGAAAACTTAATAGTCCGTATATCTCAAATTGAAACTAGATTACTTAGTATTGATGGAGTGTTAGATATTACAAACACAATGATAAATGAGGTTAAATCTAATCTAACAATAGATAGTAACAGCATAGTAGTGAGAGGTGAGGTAGTTGGATAAAGAGATTAATCTAATAAATTACTTACCACAAATTCTACAAGATAAAGAAGAATATATAAAAGTATTTAATGTAGGAAATAAAGAAATAAAAATATTACATGATAAATTAAAGGACCTATCAAATGACCAGTTTTTAGAGGACCTAACTATAAGTGGTATAAAAAGATGGGAAAAGATAATGTCTATAACTCCTAAAAGTAATGAGAGTTTAGAAGATAGAAGGTTTAGGATTTTTAGTAAATATATAAGTAAATTACCTTACTCAGAGAGATTTTTAAGGAACTGGCTAGATAATGTAGTTGGAGAAGGCAATTATGAATTAACTATTAATAATGCTACTTATAACATACACCTTGAGAGTGATGCTAGAAATCAAGATTGGTTTGAGGAAGTTCATTCTTTTGTAAGTAATATTAAGCCATGTAATATGACTTTAGATTACACTAGAGTGCTTATAAGCAAAGACAATTATATGAATTTTGGTATAACAACCTTAATGGGTCAAGAAATAACTATATACCCTTGGAGTCCACCAGATATAGAAACTTATGGAGAAATTGATGTATTAACTGGCAATGGAGTTGGATACCAAGAGGTAACAATATTTTAGGAGGTGATATATTGGCTATAGATAAAAGTTATTACACTATAATTACAGATGTAGGGAAAGCAAAGATAGCAAATGCAAGTGTCACAGGTAATAAAGTGGGATTTGTAAAAATTCAACTTGGTGATGGAGGAGGGAGTGAATATACTCCAACTGAGAGTCAGACAGCTCTCAAAAATGTGGTATGGGAAGGCAATATCGGAAATACAACTACAGATGAAACTGCACCAAATTGTATAATATTAGAGAGTTTAATACCATCAAGTATAGGCGGGTTTATGATAAGAGAAATAGGATATTTAGATGATGAAAATAATTTAATTGCCATTTCTAAATACAAAGAGTGTTATAAACCTTCTATAGAACAAGGTGCAGTGGTAGACATGAAGGTTAAAACTGTGCTTATTGTATCTAATGTAAATAATATAGAACTTAAAATTGACCCAACAATAATCTTTGCAACACTCAAAGATATACAAGACTTAGAAACTAAAATAGGTACTGTTAATACTAAAATTGATACAACTAAAACAGAATTAACAAGCAACATAGAAACTACTAAAACAGAGTTAAACACTAGAATTGACACAGAAAATGAGAAACAAAATATTAAAATTGACCAATTAATCGCAGGTGGTTCAAATGTGGCATCTACTCAAATAATAACAATTGATGATTGGGTTGAAGATGCAGAAAATGGATTCAAAGCAACTGTAACACATAGTTTGTTAACACAGAGAATAGTTGTAAATATTATAGATGCTACTACAAAAGAAAATGTAGTTACAAACTTTAAAATTATAGATGATAATTCTATTGAGATTAGAAGTGAAACAAGGTCAGAATTAAACGTTTATGTGATAAATGGAAATGCAGAAACTCATTTTATTAATGCAACTGTAGATGATAACAGAGTGTCTGAAATGACTACTTATTCATCTAAGAAAATAGAGGATAGATTTCTTAATTTAGAAGAAAAAGTAAATGGTGGTTTATCTAGTATTGCAACAAGTGTAAATGAGTTGATAACTTATTGTTAAAGGAGAGTGAGAAAATGCAGACTGAATGGAATTTTAATTATGCTAATTATGTACAAAATGTTTCATTGCCACCTGGACGATATAAATTAGAATGTTGGGGTGCTTGCGGTGGTGCTGTCGATACAAGCGATTGGACTGATTGTGCAAAAGGTGGTTATTCAAAAGGTGAGATTGTATTTAAAAAAAGAACTAATCTACAAATTTGTGTCGGTCAATCCGGTTATGAGAAAGTTTCTGAAGGTTCAAGCCTTACTAGAAGTGGTTTTAACGGTGCAGGCGCTGCTGGCAAAGTTACTACTGGTAGCTTTGCTTATTCTAAATACGGTGGTGGAGCAACTGATATAAGACTTTATCATCCTAGTGCAACTTGGGGTAACACTGAAAGTTTGCTTTCACGCATACTTGTTGCAGGCGGTGGAGGAGGTATGAAAAATAATTTTGCTTCTGCTCGTTCTATTGGTCATGGTGGTGGTTATGTAGGTGTTAATGGAGTTGGTCGTGACAGAGATTTTTGTGGTGGTGGTTCTCAATACCAAGGTGGAACAAGTTACGACACAGAAGAATACCATGGTTCATTAGGAAAAGGAGGTTATGGTAACATAGGAATAGGTGGTGGAGGGGGTTGGTACGGTGGTGCTGGTTCTTATTCTAATGAATGTGGAGGTGGTGGAAGTGGTTACGCACTAAATAAAGATAGTTATAAGCCACCTGGATATATACCAACATCTGAATATTATCTTGAAAATATAGTTATGACTACTGGAGGTAATACTACTAAAGCAGATGGTTATGCTAAAATAACATTACTACAAGCATTACCATTTTTAACAGTATCTTCTTATAATTCCATTACAGCTACATTTAAAGCTGACCACACAGACCCTACATTGCTTACAAAAATAGAATATTTTATAGATGATGTGTTAAAAGAAACTATAACAACCGATTTAACTCTTGAAAAAACAATTAACTATACATTAGAAGATAATGCACTACACACACTTAAGATAGTTGTTACAGACCGTAATAATGCTACAGCAGAAAAAGTGTTAAGTATAAGTAAGAATATAATGCCACTGCCCGAAAATGTAAATTTGCAAGATATATCTTCTAAACTAATTGAAGTTAACGCAGGATTTAAAACTGGTAAAACAAGTATTATAAATACTTTAGCATTAAAGAATATAGAGGCAAGTTTGAATAACACGCTAGTGGAGTTATCAGAGAAAATAAAAACAAGTTTTGATAGTTCAGATGCTAGTGTACAGGATTTGCAAAATAGAATAACAGAATTGAATAATCAGCTTAGTCAAAGAAAAAGATGGGCTAGTGGTACTTATGACCAAAGAACAATTAAATCTGATACAACTAGAATAACAATGAATTTATCATTTACACCTTCTATTATAATAGTAACTTGTGGAATTGCTTTTAACTGGATAAATACATCTGTAGCGAATTGTCGAATTAATTTTGTAACTAATATAAATGAAAGTGAAGCTTATAGAAGTAGTAGTAAAAAGTATGATGGCGACATTATAGCAAATATTATAAACGTGAGTTCTGGGTCTTTTACATTAAAATTTGAAGACATTAGAGGTGGAAACTGTGAATATGGTTCTATTGCTGGGACTACATTTAATTGGATAGCTATAGAATAATTTATAAGGAGAAGAAAAAATGAATAGAGGAAATAGAATAATTTATAATCAGAATGGAAAAATATTACTCCAAACAGGAGAAGCGACAGGAGATATTTTAGAACATGATGTAATAACAGAGCTACACTACTTAGACATTGAATTTGGAAGTATAGACTATAGTAAACAGTATATAGAGTCTATAAATCCAGTTACAAAAGAACCTGTTATCAAAGACATACCAATCATTTTAACAGATGAACAAAAAAGATTACAAGCATTAGAAAAAGAACTAAGTATGTTAAAAGAAGAAAATAAAAATAGAGATAGTGAGATAGTAAACACAGCCTTTGAAGTAGGAAATATCAAATTAAACAATAATTTATAGGAGGAAATTATATGTATAACTTATTAAAATTAATGATAGAACAAAAGAACTATAGCACTAAGGAGGATTTACAACATAAGATGGATGTATTCTATGCAGTAAATAGGATTACAGAAGAACAATATTTAGAGTTAACAGGTTTATTAAATAAAGAAGAAACACCAGTAGAACCAACTATATAGAGGGTTCTTTTTTTATTGAAAGAAGGTGACTAAATGACTTTTAAAGAGTTAGTTAATAAAGTTAGAAATCTTGTATTAGAAGCAAAGAATGTAACTATAGAAGATACAGAAAACTTATTTGAAAGTGATAATGTAGAGGGAGCATTGAAAGAAATTATGATAGAGATAAATGGCGAAAAGACTAAAGGCATCAAAGCCTTTAATAAACTTGTAGACATATTATAAAAAGGAGTGATTAGGTGACAATTAATAAATTGTTAGATAGTGCAAACTTAAATCAACTTATGACTTCATTTGAAAGTGGAGTGAATGAAATTGAGACAATAAAGAATGAAATTGCCAATACTCTAATATCAAAAAAGTTTAATGTAACACAAGAAAATACATTGAGAGAATTGTCTGAAAAAATAAAAACTATAGAAACTTTAGAAGAAATGACAGGAGATTCTGATGGGATTACAATGTCTAAGGAATATAATTGTATTTATCGTAATTATACAGGTAGAACGATAAATGGTGTTAAAACATATGGAACGAATCTTACCAGTATAAATATTGATATTGAATATTCTACTGAGATGAAAGGTAAAGTACGTTTAAGAGATTTAGACAGTTCGGAAAATTTGTTAATAAGTGTTGATAATAAAAAACTTATTAAACGAAGTTGTTCCAACTCAGGTAAGTATTGGGAGCATAATCTTAATAATAACAATATGGATTGCGTAAATGTCGATAAAAGGGATAATAGTATAATAATATGTTATTCCTCTGAAAGGTGCATAGAAAAATTAAATTCAAATGGAGGAGTAATATGGTCACTAAATATAACTGGCTCTCAACCTTTATTATGTTGTTCTATTGATAAAGAAGGATATATAGCTACTGGGGGATATGATAAAAAAGTTCAAAGGGTATCTCCAAATGGAAGCTTGCTATTTGAATATGCAGGTTTTACAAATTATATAACAGCAATAGCGACAGATAGTCAAGGAAATATAATTTTAGGTGGATATGGATTTAGGATTGACCCACCTAAAGGTATTCAAAAAATTTCTCCACAAGGAGAATTACTTTGGGAATATAATTATCTTTCTAAAACATCACCAATTTACTCAATTACTGTAGATAGTCAAGATAATATTTATGTATGTGATTGGACTAATCACTTAGTAAAATTATCTAAAGATGGTAAGTTTATATGGAGTATTAGTATCAATAATTCAGAAATTTTTGGTAGAACATTAATTGATAGCAAAGATAATATATATTATATTGCTAAACATTTTTTTTATAAAATATCTAATGATGGTCAAACTATAGAAAAATTTACAACAAGCGAATCAAAATTTACATTTGTCGAGCTAATAACTATAGATGCAATCCACAACGATAGGGTTTGGTGTTTTGATTATTCGGGTGCCAATAATTATTTTTATAGATATAGTTATCCAACTGATTTTACTTCATCATCAACATTAATTTTTTCGAAAAGTTATAAAGCTGGACTTAAATAGAAAAATTAACGAAAGGATTTTTAAATTATGATTTATTTAGGAAATTTACTAGACACAGAGGAACAAAATATAAAATATATTGGGATGATACACTATAAACCAAATTTGTTATCGGAGGAAAACTTAAAACAAGGTATTTTGATAGAGAGTTTACCAACTCAAAAGTATGCAGAGAATAAAGAAGCAAAGCTATTTATAAATATAGATACTAAAGAGGTTTTCTATAGATATACAGATATTAAAAGTAGCATAGAAGATAAAGTAAATTCTACAGAACAAACAATAGCAGATTTAACATTTCAATTAATGAATAATGGGGTGATATAAATGAATTGGTACAAGATAATAACAGATTTCTACAATAATAGTAATTGGACTAAGGAACAAGTTAAAACAGCAGTAGAAAAGAATAAGATAACATCAATAGAATATAAAGAAATTGTAGGAGAGGATTATATTGTATAGTCCTTTTTTTATTTTATATAGTAACTATTTGTCAAGAAATGGTTATTTTTTAAAATAGAAAAGTGATTGATTTTAAGTAATTTTTTCAAAGTATATATAGTATAAATAATT